CTAATAGTGCCTCAGAGCGAAAAGTTAGAGATGGAATCCTTAACTACCTATCAACAGATACTATAAGCGAGTCCAAGAGCAGAGAGTTGACAATGAATTCATGGTCGAACTACTCAAGGCTAAGGGGTTTTAGCAGAGCTAATGGATTCACCGATGAAAGTTGGGATCATGTTGTTATTAAAGCAAAACCAAAGGCTAGCTTTGGCAAGAAACTAGANAAGAAAGCCACAGCATTAAGTATGAAAGCAGAGGTTGGCAGGGTAATTAGAGAGAAAGATGACGCTAATAACTGGAGCTTCTCAAATGCACAAACTTCTACTGAAGCACAAATGGGGATGACGCATATCCATGAGATTGGACACCAAGTTCATTTCTACGCTGGACTGCCTGATGTCCCTGTAGGGCTGAGGCACTATACCAAATATTCAAAGACAAACTCAGAGGAGTTTCATGCAGAGCATTTCGCGGCATGGATGATTGACCGTGAAACTATGTACAAGACTGACAAGCCACTAGCGATCTACTTTGATGACCTGATGGAAGCCGCACTAGCAAGCCAAACTAAAACGAGCAGAGGATTCTAATGACTGAAAATGAAGCGATTGATCTGGCGCAAGAGATATTAAAAACCGCCAAACCATCACAAGAGACTATAGATTCTCTGATGGCACTAGAAGATTACATCTCTGAAGAAATATTTGGAGATTTAATAGAAGCCTTGATAGTAATTTTACCGTCAAGTTTATTGCAACAAGTATAAACAACTCAATGAGAGGTACGTTACATGAGCGATGAAGTCATGGGTAATGAAGGCGTAGAACAGGCAGTTGCCGAAGCTACAGAAGCTCGCACATTTACGCAGGATGATCTAGAGAAGATCGTTGAACAGCGTCTAATGAGAGAGCGCAAGAAGTACGAAAAGAAACTAGAAGGAGTAGATCTGGATGAAGCACGGCGGCTCCTTGGCGAAAAAGAACAGGCTGAAATCGAACGCCAAAAGGAAAAAGGCGAATTCGAAAAAGTACTCCAACAACTCGCTGAAAAGAAAGACAGCGAAATAAGCCAGTACAAGTCTAAGCTACAAGAGATTCAAGTAGATGGCGCACTAATAAACGCCGCTAGCCAAAGCAATGCTGTATCACCTGATCAAGTTGTGTCCTTACTGAAAGGTAAGACTAGACTTGCAGACGATGGTGCGGTAGAGATTTTGGATAATAGTGGCACTGTGCGGTATAATGACAACGGAACTGCAATGACCGTCAACGAACTGGTCGGAGAGTTCCTCACTGCGAATCCTCATTTCGTGAAAGCGTCACCTAGTGGCACTGGATCAAGAGGTGCGGCAGGTGGCTCCACACAGAAGCCTTCATCTGTGGCTGATATGCTTGCTTCATGGGAAAACGGTGGTAAAGAAGCATACGCCGCAATGAAGAGTCCCAAGCGATAGTTTCGTTTGAAATTTAAACTGTAAAGGAGAGCCACACATGGCCGCATCAACAACTAGTACTCTAGACGACCTGTTCGTCTCCATCGTAGCCGCCGCACGTTTTACTGCGGAAGAGCAATCACTACTGCGTAACCTAGTTACCGTATACAACATTGACGCACAACCCGGCGTGACTGTTCAGGTTCCTAAGTATCCAGCAATCACAGCCGCTGATCTTACTGAAGGCACGGATATGACATCCACTGCCGTATCAACTAGCTCAGTGTCTATCACAGTTGCCGAGATTGGCGCACAAGTGTTCTTAACTGATATGGCCGCTATGGGCGCGGGCAACCCTGCTGATGAGCTGGGAACTGTCCTTGGTAACGCAATCGCTACTAAGATGGACAAAGACGTTATCGGATTATTCGATGGCTTCTCAACATCTCTTGGCGCAACGACTACTGAGCTGACAGCGGCTTACTTGTTCCAAGCAGCGGCAACGCTACGGGCTAACAAGGCTCCGGGTCGTTTGGTTGGTATATTCCATCCATATCAGGTCTATGCACTGAAGGCTAACCTCACTAATACATTCGCTAACCCGAATGGTGGTGACATCCAGAACGAGGCAATGCGTTCAGGATACGTTGGCACACTTGCTGGCATCGACATCTACGAATCAGCCAACCTAACAGTTGATGGTTCTGGTGACTCGAAAGGTGCTGTGTTCGCTCCAGAGGCAATGGCTATTGCTATGAAGCGTGACTTCAACATGGAGCCAGAGCGTGACGCATCTAACCGAGGTTTCGAGCTAAACGCTACTGCCATTTATGGTGTAGGCGAGTTAGACGACAGCTATGGTGTTGAGATGTACTTTGACGCTGGCCTCTAAGGTCTGATGAGATGCCGTCCTTCGGGGCGGCTTTCTCTAAGTTAATTGGAGGTTTCATGGCTATAACCTATCGAGGCAAACGGTTTGCTGGCTACAACAAGCCAAAGCGCACACCTAAGCATCCAACAAAAAGCCATGCAGTATTAGCTAAGTCAGGCGATAAAGTGCGCCTGATTCGGTTCGGTCAGCAAGGAGCAAAGACTGCGCCGCCGCGCAAAGGTGAGAGCCAAGCGGCAAAAGCAAAGCGCAAAGCGTTCAAGGCAAGACACGCCAAGAACATTGCGAGAGGTAAATTTTCTGCGGCATATTGGGCTGATAAGGTGAAGTGGTAATGGCGTTCTCAACTGACTCTGATCTTGTTGCAATCGTTCCTGATATTCTGGATCTGGGCATTGATACATTTATTGATGAGCATGCAAAGGCAGAGGCAGATATTAGAAGAGAGATCCGCAAGACTTGGTGGCCTCGCACTGGGAATGCCGGTGAGATGAATGATGCATTGATCATAGAAACACAGTGGACAAGAGCCAGTGCTTACCTTGTATTGTGGAAGTATGCGCTTCCTCAGCTAACCAACTGGGTTGATGGCGACAGATTCAGGTTGATGATTGACTTCTACCGTGATCTTCATGCACAGGAGATGGTGGCTATATTCGCTGATGGTGTCCAGTATGACTTTGATGAAGACGGCACAATCCAGAACGATGAGCAAGACATCTTCATTGATGCCAGGTTAACTAGGTGAAGGTTGATGTTGAGGTTGACACCAAGAGCCTTACATTCAGGCTCAAAGGCATGCGGAAAGCTTTACCTAATGATATAGATCGAGCATTGAAAGCGACTGCCATGCAAGGGATTAACATAATCCTAGATAGAACTGCTGAAGGCATTGGATATAAAGGTGGGGCATTCGACCCATACAGTGAGCAATACGCTAAGTTCAGGGCGAAGAATGGCAGAAAGACTGCGCCGCCAGACCTCAACTATACAGGCCGCATGACTTCTAGCATTGCCAGTAAGAGAGTTAGGCAAGGAGTCCAGAAGATTTACTTTACACGATCTACTGAGGCAAGGAAGGCGTACTACAACAATATCAAGCGTCCTTTCTTCGGGCTAAGTGTCACAGAAAAGTCTAGATTGATGGCTTTCATTAAAGGAAGGTTATTGAGAAAATGAGCATACGAGAATCAGTAGCATCCAATATCATCTCAGTTCTTCAGGCGGCTAGACTACCAGTTAAGCCTAAGTATGTGACGCGAGATCCATTTGATTTCGATGAGCTATCAAACGCTCAGTTTCCAGCGATCCTAGTTCAGACAACATCTGAATCACGAGAAGACGCAACAATAGGAAACGATCAGATCCGCAGGGAAGGGACAATCACATATGAGCTAATTGGTTACGTTAAATCAAAGACGATTGACTCAGCGAGAAACGCACTAATTGAGACTATTGAGGAAGCATTGGATGAGGACAGGACTAGAGGCAACTTTGCCATAGATACTCAGATAACATCCATTACGACAGATGAAGGCTCAATCACGCCAATAGGCGGTGTCGTTGTTACGGTGAATGTGATGTATAATTTCATTCGAGGCAATACCTAAAAGAGCCTTTGGGCTAACCTTAATCTTAGCAGACGCTAATCTAAAAGAGGATATATAGAATGGCAACTACTTACAAAGGCTCTAGCGGAGTCGTAAAAGTTGGAACAACTGATATGGCAGAAGTCCGTGATTGGTCTTTAACTATATCAATGGACACCACTGAAGATACCGTAATGGGCGACACCTTCAGGACATACAAGACAACTCTGGGGTCTGCATCTGGTTCAATCAACTGCTACTGGGCTGATGATGACGCAACTGGGCAAGACGCATTATCTATTGCTAAAGAGATAGAAAGTAGTGGAGATGGTCAGTTATCAGTGACATTAAAGCTATATGCACATGAAGGAGCTGGTGGTGATTTTTACACCATGACTGCTCTAATCACTGAAGAAAGCGCATCAGCGGCTTTTGATGGGATGGTAGAGAGAACGTATTCTTTCCAAGCTACTGGCCCAGTTCAGACTGATACAGTCGCATAATTAGGTTGTCGGCTAGGGTAGCACCCGAAGAGCAGGATTTCCGTGGCCTGTCTGCCGATGACACTTTCCACGGAGTTTAACGGAGAAACATATGAGCATATTAGATAGGGCGAAAGCTCACTTTGACGCGCAAGAGACTAGAGTCATTACAGTGCCTGAGTGGACTGATGAGGATGGCAACCCAACCATCATATATAGCTCACCACTGACCCTGTATGAGCGTAAGCAGTTGGGCAAGTTCGCAGAGAATGATGACCTAGAGTTTATCGTCAGGTTAGTCATTATGAAAAGCTTAACTGCTGACGGTGAGAAGGTGTTTAGTATTGGCGACAAACCAATGCTGATGAATCACTGCGATCCTATGGTGATCTCTAGGATTGCCGCAGATATAACTGCGTCTATCTCAGTAGAGGATCAGTCGGGAAACTAACCAGCGATCCTGAAATGCAAGCCAAGTACGTCTTGGCCGAATCTCTACATAAGACTGTGTATGAGATTGAGCAGATGAGTTATGACGAGTTTAATGGATGGATCGCATATTTCGAGATGAGGCGCAAAGATGGCTGATGAAAACCTAAATATACGACTGACAGCTAAAGATGAAGCGTCCCCTAAGATTAAGAATGTTGAGAATTCTCTAGATGATCTTGGGGCATCAGCCAAAGCCACTAGAGCAAAGGTTACTGGAGCCGCTAAAAGCATGGGCGGCATGGGACGCAATGCTGGTATGGCCGGTATTCAAGTCCAGCAATTTGTCGGTCAGGTTCAAATGGGAACCAATCCAATGGTTGCCTTTTCTCAGCAAGCCACTGACTTAGGATTCGTACTTGGCGCACCTCTACTTGGTGCTATCGCAGGTATTGCATCGTCTATTGCCTTGGTTTTATTGCCAGCTATCTTCTCAGCAGATGAGGCATTTGCAGACCTTCATAAGCGAATTAAGTCAATAACTGAAGAGCAAAAGACTCTTGCCGCAGAATTAAAAGTTGATCTAATAGAGAAACAAACAGAGGCGATTCACAAGGCGGCGGCGGCTTATGGGGATCAGCAAGATGAAGTCTTAAGCCTAGAAAATTCATTAAATATTCTACAAACTAGATTGAAGAATTCATCAGGCGAGCAAATTGTATTAAACAAAGAAGTCTCAAGATTTAAGAAAAACATAAAAGAAGAAAAAGTTCAGCTAGAACTACTTAATTTGGAGCTGGAAAAAGAAAGAAGAATGCTTGCCGAGCTAAAACAAGAGCTTGATCTCCGAGTAAAAGTTGAAGAAACATTGGTAGATAAGATCACAACAAGAACTTTTGCTCTAAATACATCAAATGTGGCTATGCAAAAAGAAGCTGATATTATAAGACAGCAGGTAAAGCCAGCTATGCAGTTATACCTAGATGCTAAAACTAAACTACAACTACTAAACGAAGAAGGTCTCATCACAGATGATGAAATGAAGAAACGCTTAGTTCAGTTGATGGAGATCTACAAAGCATCTACAAAAGAAGTAAAGAAGCTAAAAGAAGCAACTTACTTCGCCAAGATTACAATGATTGATGTCAGAAAAGATGGCGTTAAGGCTCTTGAGAGTAGCTTGATGGATCTCGTTTCAGGCACTAAATCAGTGTCTGAAGGGTTTAGAAATATGGCTAAATCTGTCATCAGTAGTTTAATGCAGATGGCAATAAGAAATACGATCATCCAACCACTAGCGGCATCTTTAGGAATTAAGACGTTTGATGGTGGTGGCTATACAGGATCTGGCGCAAGGTCAGGTGGTGTAGACGGTAAAGGCGGCTTCCCTGCGATTCTACATCCAAATGAGACTGTAGTGGATCACACTAAAGGCCAGAGTTCTGGAGGTGGTGCTGTAAATATTACCCTGAATATATCAACAGGCGTTGCCCAAACTGTAAGAGCTGAACTATCCAACCTGATGCCAGCGATTACTGAAGCAACAAAGGCTGGCGTGTTAGAGGCAAGACAGCGTGGCGGTTCATACTCAAGAGCTTTGGCGGGAATCTAAATGGCAATATCATACCCACTAACTATTCCTAACCATGACTTTGAAAAGATGAGTATGCGGTTGACTCGCAAGATCGCTACCACAGAGTCTCCCTTTACCTACCAGACGCAAGTGTATGAACATTCCGGCTCAAGGTGGGAAGCAGAGGTAACACTGCCGCCATTAAGCCACACAGAGGCGCGAGTATGGGAGGCGTTCTTTCTGGCACTGAGAGGTCAGATTGGCACATTTAAGATGTACAACCCATTAGCTGCAAACCCACAGGGTACTGCAACTGCGAATGTCAGATTGCCAGTGATTGAAACAAATGGGTCAACTACAGTTAAGATGGACATGACATCTGGCACAGGGACACTGAAGGCTGGTGATTACGTTGAGATATCAAATAACCTGCATGTGATATTGGCAGATGTCTCATTAAGTGCAACTGATACCGATGTAGAGATCACACCACCTCTGAGAGCAACGCAAAGCGCAACGACAGCAGTGACCACTGTAAACGCCAAAGGCACATGGAGACTTGCAACCTCTGATGTCGGATGGTCTATCAACAATACGGGTTCACATTTGCCTGTGTCGAGGTGCTTTCAGCATGACACGCGAATTCTATGATCCTGATGTCGGCAGTGGTTCAATTTACAACACAGATGTATCTAATCAGGTCAACAGCGAATTAGTCCGTCCAGTATATTTTATTGAGGCAGACTTTGATGGGTCTGTTGAGAGGCTATGTACGCATCACGCTGATATTGTAATGAGCAGCGGCACATTTACTGGCGCAGGTGACTGTCTTGCAATCGGATCTATAGATGAACCATATGAACTGAGGAACGCTGGCATCAACATCACGATCAGCGGTCTTGATTCATCCATTCTAAATCACGCACTAAATACCAATTATCAAGATAAAACCTTGACTGTACGAATGGGGTTTTTCAGTACAACAACATCTAACACTGACAGCCCGCAGTTAATTGGTGGAAGCACATTACCGCCAATTATATTTGTTGGCCGAATGGATGTTATGACCATTACTGACAGCGGCACAACCTGCGCTATCAGTTTGAATGTAGAGAATAGATTGGCAGACTTTGAGCGCACGAACGAAAGCCGATACACCTACGAAGAGCAGGTCGAACGGCATGCAAATGATTACAGCCTAGAGCATATTATTGTTATACAGAAGCGCGTTTTACCGTGGGGTCAATAATGGAAGAACGTCTAGCTGATCTAATCCATGAGAACCTTAGTACACCATTTGAATACGGTCAGTGGGACTGCTGTATCTTCTGCATGGAACTGGTTCTCCCAGATCAAACAGATATATTGATCGGGCAGTATTCTGATGAAGCTGGGGCAACTGCGAAGATCGAGGAGTTTGGTGGCTGGGATGTAAAGCTACCGGAGCTTGGTGGCACTGAGATCAATGTTAATTATCTAGTAACAGGCGACATTGTGAAGATTAAGAATCGACCAACATTAGGGATATGGCAAGCCACACGAATCATTGTGCTTACAGAGGAAGGCTTCACAAGCAGACCAATGTCCTCAGCAGAGAAGGCGTGGAGGTTCACTGATGGGTAAGGAAGTCGGAAGCGCAGTCTTAAGTGGTGTCGTCATTGCTGGAGCTGGGATTCTAACGGCGGGACAGCTTGGGCAGGTTGGGCGGCATTTGGAAAAACTGCGGCTATCTATGCTGGAGGTAGTTATGCGCTTGGGCAGATCGCACAGTCTATGGCTCCAGAAGGGCCATTGCTAGGCGTTGAACGTGGTGCAAGCGACATTACTACAGTCAGCCCTATTGATGCACACAGGATTCTGTACGGCAGGACTCTCACTGGCGGTACATTGGTTTACTCTAATCTGGCAACCACTGGTGCGGGGTTAGTTGAAAGCGACTACCTAAATATGGTCATTGCACTAGCTCCACATGAAATTGAAGGTATACAAAAAGTATATGTTAATAGCGATGTTGCGATTGATTTAGAGTTATCTGATGGCGTAATGACTGTCTCTGACCATGGAATTTATGGGCAAAAAACATCCACAACGGTAACAACTGGAACTGTCCCAGTTGGGGGGCAACTAAACTTACAGGGAACGTATACCAGTTTTGGGAATGTTAACCTGACTTTGGTTGTAGGTGGGACACCAGTTTACAATACGACATCTTCAAACATTACGCCTGACTTTGTATATCAAAATACAAGTGGATCGGCTCAAGCCTTTACTTTAACTGGAACCACTTCAGCCGGATTTTCAAGAGCGGCTTTACAGTTGTTGAACTGCAATTTTCAAGTATCTGATAAGTACAAGAGTTTAATTAGTTTTCATCCAATCAATGGAGGCACTCCTGAGTGGCTTGAATTTCTTGGATGGGATGTTGCTGGCCTTGAGCCTACAACTATTTACAAAGATATTAGTGAAAGTGAATGGGATAATACTCACACTATGTCTGGCATTGCTCATATTCATGTTCGAGTCAAATACGACACAGCAACATTAGAAGGCAGACTTCCAAATATAGCTTGTGAAATAAAAGGCAGAAAGACATTTGATCCTAGAGATTCATCTACTGTCTGGAATGACAATCCTGCTTTAATGATCCGTGATTATCTAACTAATGCCAGTTATGGATGCGGTGTCGCGGCATCTGAGATAGACGATGAGGCGATTATAGCGGCGGCTAACAGATGCGACTCAACAGTAACCACTAATCATGCAACTATTGGGGACGGAAATACAGGCGGTACGGTATTTAATGATGGCGGTTTCGTTGCGTGGCGACCAACTGGGTCAAGTGTTGTTGATAGATTTCTTCCTTTTCATATCAGTGACATTGTAAGACTTGGTGTATCCGGTGATCACAACGCATTTGATGTTGATTTAACTGTTGTCTCTTTCTCAGAAGATAAGAAGGGATTTACAACTGACAGAGCGTGGGGAAGCAGTGATGAAGAAACGGGGATTAGCGTCAGCTACAATGCAAAGCGTTTTACAGCAAACGGCATTGCTGACACGGCAAACAATAGAAAGAACAACCTAGAGTACATGCTCACATCCTGCGCTGGGAAGCTAGCGTACAGCAACGGCAAATTCACTTTATACGCTGGTGAATACCGAAGTGGCACACTGACTATTGATGAAGGTGACATGATTGGGCCTGTTTCAATTACCACTAGACCGCCAGCTAGCTCTTTATTCAACTCAGTCAAAGGCTTTTATAACTCACGCAACGAAGACTTTGTTGCCAAGGATTACCCGCCATACACTGACGCAACTGCAATCTCAGAAGACGGCAGAACAAACTACATTGACTTGCCGCTACGTTACACGACCAACCAGAAGATCGCAGAACGCCTAGCGTCCATTGCGGTAAAGCGTCACAGATTATTTAAGACAGTTACAGTGCAGTGCAACATGAGCGCGTTCCGACATCAGATTGGCGACACAGTTGTCCTTAATTACGCCAGAGCAAGCATAAGCAACGACACTTATGAGATAATTGATTATCAGATTACATTAGGCGAAAAGCCGTCAATATCATTGACCCTGCAAGAAATCGCCAACACCGTATACAGCGTATGAGGAAATACTAATGGCTGATCCACTATTATTAGTTCAGGGCGATACAGCACCACAGATCAAGGTGTCATTTACCCGTGATGACACAGGGCTAGCTGAGGACATCACAGACGCTGTGGTTAAGCTTCATTTCAGAAAGAAAGCCACTAGCACTGTCTTATTCTCATTGACCGGACAGAGTACGCCTGACGAGGCCACGGCAGGAACCACAATCTTTATGTTCTCAAATACTCAGTTAAATATTGACCCTGGTAAATACGAAGGAGAGGTTGAGATTGTGTATCAATCAGGTACACGAGAAACAATTTACGAGATTATTGATTTCGTCCTGCGTGAAGACTTTGCATGAGTTTGAATATAAGGGCTATTGCCAAAAGCCTTATTGCTGGAGTCACAGCAAAAACACTTAGCGGATATGTTCAAAGCCGTAGAATTATCGCCACGTTATCAGTCGGCTTATTCCTCAAGATACTAGATTTAATTGATTCGTTTTCTGTCTCAGAGTCTATCTCAAAGGCTGTAGAAAAGCCTGTATCGGACGCTAGCACTGTATCTGATAACCAAGTAGCAGAAGTCGGCAAGAACGCCTTAGATAGCAGCTCTATCAGCGATCTTAATACACTTGACTTCAATAAGATTGCATCTGATACCAGTTTGCTTTCTGACGATGAGCTGATTGATTTCGGCAAGAATGTATCTGACAGCTCTACAACATCTGACGATCAAACATTTGACATTACGAAACTGCTCACTGATGTCTTATATGCGACTGATGATTTGGATGGCGAGGCATCGATTGACGATGACCAAGAGGTTCAATTCGTTAAGGTCACAAGTGATATTAGCAACGCAAGCGATTTAGCAGTAAAATTAGCAGGTAAGGTAACCAGCGACTCGGCAATATCCGCTGATTCTGGCTCATTAGTTTCACAGAATTACACTGTGGACAACACATATTTCGCTGAGGACTATGTTGGCGAATCAAGAACATTCACATAGGACATTAATATGTTAAGCGAAACATTGAAGTTAAAAGGCCGAGTCAACCTAGTTCTGAAGGACAAGGATGGTAATGTAAAAGAAACGCGAGATATTGACAATCTGGTGGTCACTACTGGTCTGGGCTACATTGCCTCGCGCATGAAGGACGCAACCGCCACTGCGATGAGTCACATGGCTTTGGGTTCAGGAACGACATCTGCGGCGGCTGGTGACACTGACGTTGAGTCAATCCTGGGATCGCGTGAAGCATTAGATTCAACCACTGTCTCAGGGAATGCTGTGACATACATTGCCTCATTTGAAGCTGGTGATGGAACTGGTGCAGTGACCGAGGCCGGTCTGTTCAATGCCGCATCTAGCGGAACCATGTTATGTCGAACTGTCTTTGGTGTGGTCACAAAATCTGCTGACGACACAATGACTGTCACTTGGACTATTACTATTTCAGCATCCTAATTAGAACGAGGCGTATTCATGGCGATTAAAACCAGACAGACCGATGGCACTGGCGTAATTAATAATGATGCGCCTCTGACTAATGCTGAAGTAGACAATAACTTTATTGAGCTAGTAGCAGTTGATGCCACTAAGCTAGCAAACGTAGTTGAGGACACAACCCCACAGTTAGGAGGTGATCTAAGTCTAAATAGTAATGATATTACTGGCACGGGTAATATTGATGTTGCTGGC